TCTTGAACAGGACCAGTATTAAGAGCAGATGGGTTCTTAAATCTATAATATGTATCAAATGGCGGTAAGTAGGGATTAGTTTGATTATTTACAGGTAAATTATTTGGATTACCTGTAAGTGTTGAATTACCAGGTACAGATGGATTGCTTAGAGTTGCTGAGCTATCTCCTGTTGGTCCATTTGTATCCACACAATAACATGCTGGTAAAATAACAAATGAATTTGTAGGATAATTGGGCTCAGTAGGAGATGTTACACCACATGACTCCTTTCCAGCCTGCTGTAAAAGAATACGTTCAGAGGAATAGACCTCGGCGGCACTACCTGCCGCTCCAGATAGCACACTCAAAAACTGTTGAGAACTTCCCGTTTGAAGAGATGTTGTTCTTCCCGATCCACCAAAAGAATAAGTACCCGTATTTTGAACTCCACCATTTACGGGTTCTTGATTGGCACAACACGGGTTTGTCGGAACATTCCAATTCTGTTCTCCATCACATGTTTTTACACTTTTTATATATTTTGATGACTGAATTTGATTCTTCCAAATTAATGTACTAGAATCTACCGCCTTATTACGATTTATATATCGTGTATTTTGTATTTGAAGTAACTTCGTTATTTGACTTGCGTCCATTCTATTACACTATCCGAAAAGAAAAATATATTACATTTCTATTGTTCTATTATTTTTTAAAAGATGGATAACGCTGAATGAATTTTTTGCCTTCTGATGATGGTATAATAGGGGGATTAGATAGGGGCGAATTAGATAGGGGCGAATTAAATAGGGGCGGATCAGATGGCGGTGTAGATGGGCCCAGAACAGGCGAGGGTTTTGGGCTAGACGTATTAGCTATTTTCTTAGTTATATTGCTGGGTATATCTGATTCTAGAAGTTCCAATGCTAAACGTGAAGCTTCCTGCTCCGCCACTTTCTTATTTCTTGCGGTAGCCGTTGTCAAAACATTATTGTTAGGATCAATAACACCCATTGTAAAGATTCGGTCATGCGACGGACCAACTACTGCTATCTCGGCATACTTTGGTGGTTGATGATACAAACTCTGAAACTTTCTTAGCAATTGATCCTTGTAATTAGTATCTTCAATAATAATCTGTACAAAGTCAATATGCTTCTCAATAATTCTAATAAGTAAGTCATTACACTGTTGAAGACCACGTCCAACATCGGCTTCCTGTAAATATAGTGCGCCAATCCATGCTTCAAACATTGAGCCTAGGATACGGAGATTGTTCCGTCCATCACATATTTCCTCCATATGACGACTGAGAATAATCCAGGGTGCGAGACCAATTTCCTTTGCTAGAACACCAAGCTGTTTATTATTTACAATACGTGATAGAATACGGGTAAGAAAGCCTTCACCTTGACCCGGATAACGCTTTGAAATATAAGTAGCGATAACCAAACCGAGTACTCTATCACCTAGATACTCCAGTTCTTCATTATCACAACGGCGAAGGGGAAGACAATCATCTGGGCGAGGGGCAATAATAACTTCCTCGCCATATTCGGCCTGTTCTTGCCAAATTTCGGGTCTATCTACGTATGATTTGTGGCAACAGGCTTGTGCGAAGATATTGAAGTTATTAAATCGCCCTTTCCAGCCATATCTCTTAAGAATCGGAATCGCATCCGATGGAGTGAGCTCCCGATTCTTTGAATTCCACGGATTGAAAACTTTAATATTTCCCGATTGTACATCTGTATTCATCTTAGACTTACTATTTATTTCATCTTAATTATTCCTTAAATTCATTCGTCAAATTTTGAGGTGTATTATATTACAATACTATTTATTTCTATTACTCGTTATAGGTATGACGACTTTTATTGATAAATATAGTTATTTACCACAAACAGTTGATATTGGAGGTGATATATACTTTTTAGGACCTGAAAAATCTATTGATCTAGGCTTTAAAAGTCGTAAACAATTTTTAGATACTTTTGGGTCCAAATCGGAATATTTACTTCGTAAATATATGTTTTACAGTGTAAAAGGTAAAAAAAATCTAGTTTTTGACCCGCCAGAAGATAAAGCTGCGCTTTTAAAGATTCTTAAAGATAGGGCAACTAAACTTAAAAGTAGTAAAGAGTTTACCAGTTCTACTCTTAAAAATCAGATATTTATTAAAAGTTATGATAATATTATAAAAATAATTCAGCAATTGGAGGGTTCTGGTACTACTAATATTAAAGTTGATGATGTAGCATGTGCTACACTAAAAACACATGTTAAGGATGATATATCTGAAGATCATAAATTTCAAATGATACTTGAAATGGCATGGTATTTATTACATCCTGATAAGGTTCCAGCAGAAGTAGGATGCGAGTGGGCTAAAATGATTGAGAAGCTTGACAAACTACGTCTAGGTGATATTATTACAGAGATTCGTGATGCTCAAACAAAATCAGGTATTCCCCCTAATAAGGATGCCTTTAATTATTTTAAGAAAATTAATCTTCAGACTGTAGCTAAATCAGTAACTATTGAAAATGCTCTTGAACAGGCTAAGAAATTTGCCACTGAAATACAAGACGAATCTGCTATTGACAAGGTTAAAAATCGTCTAAGATTACTTCTTAATATACTTGAAATGAAGAAATATCTTGCCAATGATTTAGTTATAGATGAGGATAGAATGAAGATTATTAGTACTGATGAACAAAGCAACACTATAACACGTTCTATGATAACTAATCCTATGAAGGGTGGTAGTGCTGCTAAGGCTCTCAATAAACCTTTAGGTATTGCGATGAAACCATTATTTGATTACTTTAAAGTTGTGTATGATCCAATTTATAGCTTTCTTCAAGAAAGTATAAAAGAATATAAAACTACTAATAAGAATAAGATTATAATCCCGCAATTAACAACATTATTACATATTTGTAATAATCTAAGTTCATCTAATGGAGATATATATGGAGTTTACCGAATTACAATGGTTGATCCAGAATTATTACAATTTATTAACAGTATGCTAAATGAAACAAGTAAACATGTTACTACATTTACAAATGATAAAACTAAAAATACATTTAATAAACAACTTTTTAAACTACCAAAAGTACGCTTATCATCTCTTCCAAATAAAACTTTTGCGCCTGCCCTTGATAATTCTACTTACAAGGATCCAGATACTCTTCCATATATTCAGTTTTTTACAATGGGAACAAATATCAATCTTATGACTAAATCAATCTTAATAGAAGATAGAAATAACGCAATTAAAGATTTTTATAAAGAAGGTAATATTTACATGGTATGTACTAATTCAAAGAATATATCTGAACAGATTCCTATAAATGTATATGATATAGATTATAGTAAGGTTGATATTAATAAAAATACTTATAAAATAGAAAATTTACCAGAAAATTATTTTAATAAAAATAAAGACACACTTAGTGATATATATTTAGAAAATTTATTAGATATTAAGCCATACGTTGTATATAATGACGCGGAACTAGCCCTGAGTATTTTTATAGCATTCAAAGAACTTATGCCCCAGTAGAATGAATTCTGTACCAACTGAAAAAAATACTACCGACGGTCCAACAAAGAACAATTCATTTAGTTTTAATCGTATTTTGTTAAAAGCTAAATACAGTCTTTACAGCGCACTTGTTTTTTTCCTATTTGCTAATCCTGAAACAATACTCATTCTCCAACGTTTTTTTGGTCGCTTTGTAACTTTTATAACACCTGGTGGCGCCCCAACAATCGCAGGTATTTTTATTAATACGGGACTATTCTTTTTAACAATGTTGTCACTGATGCTTTTACCTAGCGAATAGATATTTTAGACCTTAATGCCTCAATCAATACAGTTTCTTGTTCATCCGAGTATTTTAGGCCATTGAACTTTTGTTTATAAATTACCATCTGAGCTAAGCTCTCGGCTGTTATATCTTTAAATCCCTTCTTATTTTTAAAGAAGAAGAAGAGATTTATACATTGAATTTTATCTTTCTCTGAAAAGGTACTATTCCATCCACCAGTAGGTGCCCATAAATAAGTAGTTGTGCTAGTAGGAGACCAATATATCATTGTATATTACAGAATATTATTCTATTTTATTTAGATTCTGTACGATGATTCAATTTTGTGTCTCTATAAATAGAGATGTCTCGCATTGTGAGTGTTTTAATTATCTTATTAATTCTTCTTGTTCTATTACGTATTTTTAATGAACGTACTACTGAAGGTTTCTCAAATGCTGGTAAGTCTGTTGTAATATGTAAAGCAGATTGGTGTGGGCATTGTAAGAAGGCTGCTCCCGAATTTAACAAGCTTCTGGCAGCCTCTCCGATTACATTAAAAGATGGTAGTAAAGCGACTGTTAAAATCCTTGACGCAGATAAAGATAAATCGGAGTTATCTCAATACAAGGTCAAAGGATTTCCAACAGTTTTAATTGTGGATGGTGATGTAACCACGGAGTATCCGGGTAAAAGAACAGCTAATGATATTACTGAATTTCTAAATAGCAACTACTAGTGTGTATATAAGTATATATTCAAATATACGTATTATAATAATATTATAATGCGTATAGCAGTTCTTATATATGGTAGATTAAATAAATGTGTAGAGCATTATAATAATATTATAAATACTATTGGAACAGATCATGATATACAATTCTTTTTATCATCTGACAATTCACCTCAAAGCCAATTAGATGATTTTATTAATATTTATAAACCTGTTAAATATATTAATGATAAAATAATACATAGTTGCGATGTAACAAAATACCCTGGAATATATCCAGAGACAAATGTACCTAACATGATTTGTCACTTTATTAATAAAAGTAGAGTATTTTCATTATTGGAAACATATGTACAAGAAGAAAATATTCATTATGATATTGTTATGTCGCTTAGAGTTGATTTAGTATTTAACGGTAAATTTACATTTAATACTATTGAAGATAATACTCTATATATACCTAATGACTATGATTGGCTTGGTATAAATGATCAAGTAGCATATGGAAATATAGAAGCAATGAAAAAATATAATAATATTTTTAATAATATGATGGATTTTTTAGAAAAACGAATATGTGTACCACATCCTGAAATTTTAAATAATGCTAATATTAATTTTTATAAATTAAATACTATAAGAATAGAATTACCTTATTATATTAAAAGATAATTAATTACATAAAATATACATTATGTATTATACCATATTATCCATATTATCCAGTATGTATTATCCAAATGAATAGCGTCTCCTTAGTTTAGGATAATTCTTAAAATATTCTATGACTGCCTGTTTACCTTTTTCCACTATAAAGTTTTTAGTCTTTTCGTCAAACGAAAATTCTAAAATATTTAAATCACCTAGTCTTATCTGGATACACTGCGAATCATAAAAACGAGCCTCAATATTTGTTCTTTCAGTAAGAATAATTTTGATTGGTCGCATAATTAACTCTTCTAAATCCAATTTCATTAAATCATTTTGAGGTTCAATTGATGTCCTTATTAAAATACTAAGTGTTCTCATATGTTCTTCTTTTGGTAATACAAACAGGGGATAATTACTAATTACACCTCCATCTGCCAAATGATGACCTGTTTCTGGGCAAATAAATGGTTGAAAGTAATACGGATATGACATGGATGCCCTAACCGCATTAGCTATCTTATAATTTGGCGTCTGTTTTGGACAATATGTAATACTTTTTGCGTCGTTTAAATCTGATGCCACAATTCTTAATGACTTTCCAAACTTTTCATAACACTCTTTGAAAGTAAAATCAGATGATAGACCCTTCACATGAAGACATGCCTCAATTAATTTGTGTAATCTCTCTCCAGTGTCTATTCCAAAATGTATGAGCCAGCCCGGAACCGAATCATACTCTTTAATGTTTGTAAAATCAAACTCAACGCATAATTTATATAATTCATCCAATGTAAATCCAATACATAACCCCATTGCCAATAAAGAGCCTGCTGATACACCCATCCATTCCTTTACGGCTTTTAATGGTATACGTTTTGATAATTCCATTAATGCTCCGACATGCGCAATAGCACACATCCCACCACCAGATAGATATATTCTATGTGGTAACATCCCTATTTTATTATAGTTCTTCATTTTACGATTATATCCGCATATAATAATTTCATAAGGCGTATCTATTCATGTAGTCATTTACTCTCTTATAAGTAATGAATGAGGAAGTACCTAGATTAAATCCATCTGAGCTTTATGATAAACGACGCTCAAAAGACGCTGGACGCTTACGCGCATATAACAAAATCCTTGAACAAATCTATAATCGTATTCGGACTATTAGCAAACTTCCTAATTCACAATGTTACCTTCTTTATACTGTACCACCATTTATTTTAGGATTACCCAAACTTGATCTTGAAGATTGTGTCGTTTATCTTATGTTTCAACTTCGTCATACTGGTTATGAAACTCGTTTTACTTATCCCAATATGATTTATATTTCCTGGCTACATCATGAAAAATCGTATATTGTTGAACAATCACCTATTATGCAGGCTATGCTTGACTCTGCTGAGAGGACACAGGCCCTATTAGATCGTAAAGAGAAGGAAGCTGCGAGACTTATTGGTCAAGGTAAGAAAACACAGCGAAAGGTGGTTAAACAGACGCCTGGACTATTACAGACTAATACACAGGTTCCAGGACCTAGGTTATCTGCTATAAATACAATTCTTAATAGACCTCTGTCAAATCCAACTGCTGGGCCGCCCCCGCCATCTGCTGCTGATTATGTTCCATCTGCCGCATTTCTACAAAATATGACAAGTCCTCAAAATAGTGTAGTTTATCCAAAATCGGTGCCTGAATATTTAGGGCGATAATAAAATATAAAACATAAACTACTATAGTTGTAGAATGGATAAAACAGATAAAATAAAATCTAAAACACTTAAATCACGATTTCTCCTCTTTTTAGTTGGTTGTATTGGCTCTCGTTTAGCAGTTACTGCCATTAGCGCATACAGTACTGGTACATTTCTTAAATTACTTGGATTAATTGCGCTAGGCCCTGTTATCGGCTGGCTGTATATAATTTTTATTGGAAAGAGAGATACGGGATTAGAAATATTTGGTGATAAAATATGGTGGAAAGATTTACGACCAATTCATACACTCCTATGGGCCACTTTTTCATATATGGCCATTACTGGTAACCGACAGGCATGGATTGTTCTATTGATTGATACACTTTTTGGCCTATCTGCTTTCTTAGTTTACCATTGGCATCAAGGGAATTTTAGATTATTATATAATAACTAATTTGAAACTGCTATAAGATTTACACAATATAAAGATATTATACTTTTATAATATAATATAATATGTTTTTAATTAAAGAAGGTAGTAGTAATACAGACGATGACACATTTATTGAATTTAAAATTACAGAGCAAGAACAACAAAGACCTAAATTCAAATATTTTCATTTAGACCGAGATGCGGCATCATGGGTTTATAAAAATGATGTGACAGAAAGACCTCTGATATACTGGGCAATTGATAATTTTGCTAATAAAGATAAAAACTTTATAGATATTGGAGCACATTTAGGTATATATAGTTGGACATTTGCTAAGTACTCTAATCATGTCTATTCATTTGAATGTAATCCAAAAACATTTTGTTATCTTGCCGCAAATATTGCTTTACATGATGTAACAGATAATGTTACATTATTTAACAATGCCTTAGGAAATAAAGAGGATACTCTTGATTATATTATTCGCAATAATGAAGGTGGTGAAAATGGATTTATAATTAAAAATGAGAATGATTCTCAATGTAAAAGAAAACAAATTAAAGTTTATAAACTAGACTCCTTTAATTTAACAAATATTGGGTTAATTAAGATTGATGTTGAAGGATTTGAAAAAGAGGTTTTAGAAGGGGCTGCTGAAACCCTTAAAAATAATAATTATCCACCAATTATTTTTGAATCTTGGGCAGAATCAAGAACTAATGTTGATAATGTTAAAGAATTAAGATATAATTTATTTTCATATTTAAATT